AACATCAATCTAATGTTGTACATTGAAGGATCAAAAAAAGATTTTGCAGAAAAAAATTGGCCGGGTGGAAAAAATCGTGATTGTTCGGGGCAAACGTTGATAAAAATAATTGATTCCATAGAAAATCGTTGGCCCTTAGAAATTGTTTGGGCAAAGTCAAGAAACGTTTGTAAAAGTAAAATTGTTGAAAGGTTAGAACTGGAAGAACTAAAATTACAACAAAATGAAAAACACAAGAGCACTAAAAGTAAAAAGAGTTTTGCACCACTTAAACGCAAACAAATCAAGATTAGGTAAGGTTATTATATATAGTTTGCTGGTTGTTGTGCTTTTCATTTTTTCAATTTTTATTACGCAATTAATTCTAAGTTTATGAATTTCAAATTTACAAATTTCAAAACCATGGAAAATAAAAAAACTACCGCTGAAAAAGAAAAGACAAAGAAAAAAATTACTGAGAATTTAGAAACTAAAAAAGATGATTACACGGATAGCTCCCTTTATAACATAGCTACCCCTATTGATGTAACTCCTACTACAGACAATTTTTCGGGCAATGGCGGAGAATTCGGTGGAGGCGGTGCAACGGGGGAATACTAGATTTGTAAAAATTTTGCGGCAATTCAGAGCGATAAAGATAGATTCTAGGCGTAGATTTGTCATGGAATTACAAATCGTTGACTACAACAAAGCGATCCCAACACACTTAAATTGTGAATATTTTTGTGTTGGCTACTTATTTGAAAACGGCGACCTGCTTTACATTGACGAATTCGGATTTTTAAAAAATGGCCAAAATTATTTCAGGATTGATTGTAAAGTATTGGCAGGTAATGGATTAATTTTAGGAACCAATTGTGATGCAAAAATGTCTATTGCTGAACTGTTGGCGCGAATAAAATTTAGGGTATGAGAATTTTTAAGTACGAAATTAAATTAGAAGTAGGGCCGCAATTTTTATTATTGCCTGAAAAATCTAAGATTTTAGATATTCAATTCCAAAATATTGCTGGCCATCCAATGGCTGTGTTGTGGGCTGAGATTAACGACCAAGAATTAAAAACAAGTTTTAATTTTGTAATAGTTCCAACCGGATCAAGTGTACCCTCGCCTAGCCAATACAGATATTTTAGAAGTATACAAGATAGGGCCCTAGTATATCACTTTTATGTAATGTTGAGTGATAACTTACTTATTGCGTAAGCAATTTACAAACATGGATTACTTTATCAATAAATTCATTACTGTTATTATCAACATACCCCTTAAGCTTAAAGTAGTGTCTAATATCATCCCTATCTGGAATTTTGTAGTCTGTAAAAAACAGAACACTTTCAGCTACTTTTAATGTATACTTATCTATAAGGATCATAATTATTAGGTAAATCATAATTTCGTTGGCCCCAACTCAGCAAACGTTTTGCAATTTTTTCGCTAAGATCAAAATTTTCACGCAATACTTTCATACTGCTATCTATGTGATACGTGTTACCTAAATCTATCAACTCATTACGAAAACCATCTACCCCCAAATCAAATTTTTTCGCAATCTGGTTAATTAAAAATTCGCATTTATCATCCTCAATTTGCTGCAGGATACAATCAACTTTCCATTGAGCACTACGGATTGCCTGTTTTTCTGTTTCGTTTTGTTCGCATTGACCTTTACCTGTAGATGAATGCACGAGTTGATCACTAAACCTAAAAATATCAAATAACCAATACTGTATTTGCTCATTATAGTAAGTTACTATTGTGTAATTTTTGTATGTCATAATTTTTTATTACTTAATGCCTACTAATAGCATTGGAGGGGTTACAATATTTGCACCTACTTGCCGCCACAAATGTAATGTAGTTTTGTGATGGTTTACATATTCACTTTTAGGCGGGTGAAACTGTATAACACAATCTTCATCATCCCAAAACAAATCTTTCATCGCGCACATAGTAGACCATGTAGGGACAAAATTTGCACCGTTGTAATGAATATGAACACTAACATGTTCCCAACCTTCGTCGTCTGAAGCAATTACGTAAGCTGCACCTTTTTGACTCGTTGCAAGCTTGTTCAAGGGTATTTCAAAAGCTCCATTGTTGTCATAAGAATTATCAGAGCCCATAGGACCGGTTTTTATTCTATATTGATTTGGTACTTTGAACATGCCTATTTTTTATTTGAGGTTTCTAAAAATTTGTCCGCAATTAAAAACGCGTCTGTAATTAAAGCATCTATACCCATACTATAGCCTTCATCACGGTAATAGTTAGGAACACTAGCGACCAAAAACATTGCGGCCAATTTTTCGCGTTTTGTCAACTTATTAGACAATTTTGGAGTGTGCGGTTTTGGAGGTGTTCTCATTTTATTACGGTTTAAACAATTTTAACAATTCTTTTTTTGCACAAGCTTTTCCAAAGGGGAACAACCCTTGTGATTTATGACCGATTGGTATTTGTTTATAATACTTACCGTCCGTGTTACTAAGCTCCAACCAAACAACCTCGACAAGTAACTCCCCGCAATGTTCACAACGTTCATTTTTAATTTTCATATTTTTATTAATTTATAATTGCATCGCACGCTGTTCAATCATACGATTTACATTGTATTCAACGCCTAATTTTTTACCAAGGGAAAGTAAAAAATCACCCCTGAACCCGTAATCTTTTTCTAGCTGTGTATTGCTGATAAAATTTTCAATTCCAGGCAAACAATTTCCGGCTGCAATTGCGTGATGTAATCCGTAGAACAAATTTTTTGCTTTTTCAATTTTTTGCGCAAATTGAGCTTTTTCAATTTTTCGTTTGCGTTCCTGAAATAATCTTATTGTTTCATCTTTTCTAAATTGCCTAGCTGCTTCTATTGTGCCATGAAATTGTTTGGTTAAAAATCCAAATTTTCGCACAATGCTATAATGTTGTTTTTGCCCTTGACTCCCTATCCATTCAGCCCGGTAAATACCGTGTTCTATTTCTTCATGTATAATTGTTGCCAACCCGCCAATAATTTTAATTTTAGAAATTTCTAGCGGCGAAAAATAAACGTAGTGCGAGTAATGCGTAGCACTATATCCACTAGAGTTAGAGTATTCAGAAGTGCGATCACTAATGCCTATTACGTCAGCGTGCGAAGTCTTAACTTTTACGTAATAACGGCTGCCCATGCTCAACCCGTCCGAAGGCAATTCCCGTGCGATTTTCTTCAATTTCTGTTGTACAAGATCGCGGCAAAATTCTCTAACGCTCATTATTTTTCGCGCAATTTCACGTGCAATGGATTTCTCAGATTGTCGTATAATTTCATGGCGCAATTCGGCTGCGGAAAATTGAAATATTTTCCCCGTTGTAATATCTTTCTTTTTTACAACATTGCCGTTTTTTTGCCTCCACTCAGCGGATACTTGTTGAAGTGTTTTTGTAGTTTTCATAATGTTTATTTATAAAGTAACTTCTCTTTGCCCTATTGGTTTCGACCAATCCCAACCTACCACCTCTTTTTTAATTACCTCTCCTATTATCTTAGGGTATGTATAATCAATGTCAGAGTGATAAAATACAACGTCGCCTATGTCACTGTTATGACCCGCTGAACAAGTAGCATGTGGTTCATGATTGCCCCTTATTACTAACTTATATATTTTTCCATCAATTGACCTTAGCGTCAATCGGGTATGTTTTTCAATGGATGTTTTCATTTTATTTTTGTTAATTCCTTTAATTTTAGTTCTTGCTGCAATGCTCTAATCCCTTTCGTCTCTAAACCTTTTGCCCATAAGTCCCTTAGAAAAAGCCAATTAATATTTTGGGCATCACAAGAAAGTTTATTCAACTCAATTATTTTGTTAATAAGTTCCTGGCGTTTCTTATCTTTTTTTATTTCGTCTGCAATTCTCATATACAAATGTAACACAATTGTGTTATAATACAATAAGATTACATAAATAAATTTTAACCCCGAAATTGAGCTAATTTAAGGGTTTTTAAGCTTTTTTAAGGTATCTTTTTGTACTATAATATAATTGTGTTATATTTGTATATGAGAATTGCAAAGAATGTTAGATAAATATGGTTGGATGCTTCAGGGCAATGAAGTGTTTAATAGTAAGGGTAATAAAGTCGTTGTAATAGAGCGTAAAGTATGAACTCACTAGAAAAAAGAGTATTAATCGCATGGCAGGATGAAAAAGGTAATTTGCTACTAGGAGAATACGTAAGCGAAAGTGAGCGTTTTTACACAGTGTCATTTATATCCATGACTGCAAAAAGAAGAAACACAAAACGACCTCCACATGGATTAGTATTTTTAGTTCACAAAGAAATTGCGCAAATACAAAATAAAATAGCATGGTAGAAACAAGAGAATATATACAAGGTTGGAACGCCTCAAACGGCGGTAACACAACTATCTTTTCTTGCCCTTACTTGTCAGGCGAAAAATATAATGAATGGATTAAGGGTTGGAAAGATAATGTCAAGGCATGGAATAGTGATTCTTACTGTTTGCCAAAAAATAAATAAAAAAAATGGGCAATAAAGTTTCGGTTTCAGTCGCTCAAATAAATGACCAATTTGTAAAAAATGAGATTACTATTCAATTTACTATTATGGTATCACTTGAGAACTACCAAAACGTTATTGACCATATTACTAAGGACATAAATGAAAAACTAGCTCCTTACTTATTAGAACTCCCAAAGGATTTATAACAAAATTATGAACACACAAAAACTAAAAAAAGTTATAACAAAATGGCGATTGAATCAGACTTTTTTAGCTAGAAAAATAGGCATCCCAACCACTACATTTCAAAAAAGTTTGGCAGGGCACAAGTACTACACATTAGACGCCAAAAAATTGGAAAAATTAAAAATTGTTTTGGACAATATTTGTAGTGACATACAAAAAGTAAATGAAATATGAACACGATCATAAGTGCAAAAGTAAAAGGGACAATCCTAAATGAAGTAGTCCTACCTGATAATGTCAAGTATATACACCTAGTAGGCTTTACTGATGATGTTACTATAAGACTACCCGCAAAAATGTCACGCTATGAACTAACAATAAAAGAAGTAGGTTTTCAACACCCTACAAAAAGCAGGCTACTTTTCAAACGTGTAAAATTATGGCTGCGAAAAATTTTTTGCAGCCATGAACTACCTGAATATTGTGGCCATTGATAAAAAGCAAACAAACTATCCGCCAACAAATCAAAAAATTACGGTATAAAATAACATTGCTAAAAGCTAAAATAAACAGATTAGAATGGAGAATAAAAACGATAAAAGCAGAAAAATGGAACCGTTAAGAAGTTACTTAGATAGAGTTTTCGACTCCTTAGAAAATGAGTATACAAATTTACAAAATGTAATTTCTAAAATTTCTATGACAAATACAGACTCACATAAAATTGCAAAAGCAGTAATACAAATAGGCAGAGCAATAAGCGAATTAAAAGAAAATATGAGAGTTTATAAGTAGATTATTCCTTTGTAACTGATTTTTTGTGTTTCTCCTTATGGTAATAAACATTAACAGTCAATGAACTTTTACAAGCAACCAGCAACAAAACGCTTACACATATTACTAACTTAGTCCTTTCAATTCATTGTAATAGACCAACCCCGATTATTTACTAAAGCATAAATACTCTCTTTAGGACTTGTTGGTGTTCCATCACTACTACCTAACACAAAACCAGGAGGCGGTTGATAAATTCCACTAGGGGCTGCATTCGTTCCCGCAATATTCAAAGATTTTAGAGCAGTATACCCATTCCATTTATCCCTATTTGTATATAAACTATTTATTGTTGCATCTACAACCGCTTGAGTCATTACATTATTTTGTAGCAAAATTGTTCGCGGAATAAAATTATTTTCGCCTAACAAAATCGCGTGATTAATTGCGCAATTATCGACGTTAAACCTAGTGTCCGCTGTTCCTGTTGAACTCGTGTAATTTATATTAGCTATATTATTGATTGTTGTCAGCGCAATACAACCAGACAAATTTAAAATTAACCCTGTTTGTATAACTGACCTAGCTTGCGTAGTTGGAAAAGTTATGGTCGTGAGCAATAAACAACTTTGAAAATAAAGCGCGCCAAAACTACTTGTAACTGTTTTTCCTGACAAATCTACAGTAGAAATTTTTGTATTAGTTGCCACAATTGACGTAGCGCTTGTAAATGTATTAGGTATACTAATTACTAAATCCGGATTATCCCTAATCACAATAGTATTCATAGCCGTATGCACTGAAAAATTAACAACACTTGCCAATGTATTTTGAGCGACATAAAGTTGTGTAACTTTTGCAGCGTTATAAAGCGTAAGAGTACCACTAGCTTTGCAAGCGGATATTGAAACGATTTGGCAATTTAGTAAACCACTAAAATTTGGATTAGCCCCTATACCATTAACAGAATTTTGACCAATTGCTGTTCCCCCCTGTGGATTTGTTTGGTTTCCCACATACAATGATTGCAACCCGGTCATTGCATTAATCTGGGCGATTAAATTTGGATTTGTTGCAATATCTAGTTTATTATCCCACAAACTAAGTGAACTACATAGAGTATTAACAGGCAATTGTAAATCTACATTGTCACTACCTGTTACATCTATTACCCTACAAGTTGTTAAACCAGTTATATTTATAACAGGATGCGAATTTAATTGTGTTCCTGTTCGCGCAGAAAAATTTGATGTCCTAAATTCTAGTATTGGTTTAGCATCAGTTAACGTAATGTTACCCGTTATGCTATTATTAGCTATCCAAAAACCGCGCAATGTACTTGCGAAATCTGCATTAGTAAAATTTTTGGCCCAAACAAATTGGCAATTCGCCAATAAAAATGCGCGTAAATTTGGAGAGGCTAACATTTCATCTAACCTAGCAGAATTAAAAGAAGCCCTTAATGTAGCATTCCAAGAAACCATATTTACCCATCGCCAAGTATTAGTAGTGGGTAGAATTAAATTATTCAAATTACTATTTCCAGGTAATACAAAAGTTTCCAATACTGTCATATGACTGATGTTCAAAGTCCCTGACAACGATGTAACTGCATGTGAAAAGTTAGTCCATTGTGTAGTGTTTTGCGATGCCAGCGCTAACACAGTAGTATTGACACAATCTTGAATAAGGGTATCAATATTAGTTATTAAACTTAACGGTCCTAAAATTATTTGTTTTATGCTTGCGGGCAATTTTCCGTTTATGCTAGATAACGCTGAACCCGGTAAGGTAAATTTGAAACTTTCCAACCTCCTAGGAAATTTAAAATTTACTGTAGTACAAAATAAGCCGTGAAAAATGCAATGTTTTAAACTTGGAAATACTGACAAATCTAAATCTAATGTAGTGGTAGACGCTAGGTTGTTTGTACTGGTATTGACTGTTCCGTCAAATATGGGCACGAGCCCGTAATAACTTTGTAATTCTGGTTTAGGAAAAATTACCCTAACTTTTCTATTTAAAGGCGACAGTGAAGCACTAGAAATATAACGCCAACCAGTATATGTATTAACGTAATTAGTTACCGGTCCCGATAACACATTAATTCCTCCAATAGATGCAACCCAAATCACTTCTGTTAGTGGATAAAAATTTACATATTCGCGGCCATCATTTGCTGCAGCGGTATTATTTACAAATTGGTCAGGCTTTACTACGTTAACATTATCTACGTCGAATTTTAACGCAAATTTTTCATTGGTTGCCAACGTTTTTAAACCATGAGCAGCTTGAACCATGAAATCACGGTTAGCACTAACTACAACCCCTGCGCTGTCTATTTCAAACTTTGCTACCCACGTCCCGCGAAAACTAAACATAAAATTAATTTTTTAGAAAATTGTAGCTGCCAACAATACATAACCTGCCAGTTTCAGAACATAACGCTGTAAAGATATCTTTAGAACTAGCAGGAATCGAACCATTCGTAGTGGGGTCTGTTGTCAATGGAGAGCTACCGAAACCGAATTCAAATTTTCCGGCGGTCCATGTTAAGGTTTTTTCTGTTGTAATTTTTATTACTTCAAAAATGTATTCGGTGTAAAGTGCTTCATTAATGTAATTTATTGTGCCATTACCTGTTAATGTTATTTTAAAGTACGTCCCTAGCAACAAATTTAAAGTGAACGGACCTGAGACGTTTAGCACAACCACTTTTCGCTTAAATTTACTTAGCAAAAATTCTTTGGGCGAAATAGCTAAAGGGGCACTAGTGTCTCCTAATTCTGTTCCATCATCTACTTCTATTTGTGTAGCACGTTCAAAAACTCCTTTTACTACATAACTACCGTCTGTTATAATGGGATCGCTTTCTGTAGTAATCCATCCATCCTCAGTATCCCAAAGATACTGCTGAACGGGTGTTCCAGTACCAGCGTCAACACCTGCAAAATCTCCAGGATTACCAACAGGAACAGCAGTTTGTAGTGCGATAAGCGATGGATATAAACCCCTAAAATGATCATTTTTGTGGGGCACATACATAGGTAGCCATTTTCCCGCCGATAATTCCGCCGAAAAATTAGAACTAACAAACGGTCTGGGTTCATCGGGGTCTAACCTATACAACTGCAAAGCATCGTCTCCAATTTCATTCACCACTAAAACTAAATCCTGTGGGAAAACTCCTGGCTGATACATTGCCAAACCTGACGGTGATTTATTTATTTCTTGCCATTTTGTAGGATCGGTTCCGGGCACAATATTTAAATTATTAGCTACTAGTGATTGCCACCACTTTCCGGCATACGTTACTACTTCGTTCAACGCATAACCCGGAGCGTTATCGGTAACCCATTCAAAATCTTGCGAAGTTTCCGACGTTAAAAAAGTTTGTAGCGGTATACTTTCCAATTGGTTTGTAGAAAAATTCCCTATTGCCAATAAATAATTTGGCTGCGGGCTTGCACAAAGGGGCAATTCAAAAATACTTTCGGTGTTAAATGCCATAAAATTTACTCTTTAGTTCTTAGCAAAGTTACTACATCAGTTTCCAGTACGGTAACATCGGTTACTGTTCCAATATCGTTGCTATTGTACTTGTCAAATGAATCAATCATTTCTAGTTTGATACTAGAATTCGCCAATAAAAATCTCTCTATGTATTGCGGGTCTGAGTACGCATCGGTTGCTTGTACTTGTATACCATTGATTGTTATAAAATCGTTGTCAAAAATAATTCCTAACTTTTCGTGCATGTAAGGAGGTAACATAAAAACTTCAAAAGTTATACCGCGAAATTTTTTTGCCGCCAATTTTACAACACTAAAATTTGAATTTCTTGACATCGTTCGTTCCCCTCCTGTATTACGTTTATGACCGAATAAACTTTCTACCCTTATTGCTCCTATGTACCCGGTCGACCAAGTCATATTGAAAGAATTGTCAAAGCAACGGTAAATAATTTCGTTAGTATCTTCATGTTTAAATCTCACCTCAATTGGCTCACTCCTGGTTGCTACAGTTAAAACAGGATTTGATGCAACAATGCGCACATAGTAATCACCTTCTAAAACATCATTGAACGATAACAAACTTTCAAACACGTTGAAATTTTCAGTACTTACGTAAAATTGCCCCGTTGCTTCACTTGAGCTTATTAAAGGTGTATATGTAGCATTAATCACTAAGAATTGATAACCTAATGTTGTGTCGTTCAAAATTTCTACGATAGAATAACTACCGTTGAACCCGTCTAAATTATTTGTAATAATAAAAACGTCATTAACTTTTAAAGGTATTGGTAGTGGACCTACGTCAAAATATACCCTGCTTTTCCCCACAAATCCAACGTGATTACGAATAGAAATTTCAAAAAAATCAGTCTTATTTAAATTTTGTTCTTTCAACGTGAACGAAAAATTTTTAACAATTTCTTCGCTGCAATACTTGTGCAATCGTATGCTAAAAGTGCTAAAGTCAGAATTAAACTGTATTAACCGTTGATCACAAACACAAACTTTTTGAAAATAATTTGTTTGCAAAAATCCTGGGTAAACTTGGTCAATCAGCAACACATTATCTAACGCTTGTGGATTACCGCATTGATCAATAATTTCTTCATTTACAAATGTTAGACTACTTAATATAGGTACATTAATAAACGTACCCGTATAAACAGGCGGAGCAGGTTGTAATATTGCTATGTTAAGTACAACTGTTTCAGTAGTAACATTATCTGTTACTGTAACCGAATAATTATTTGACGCCAACCCTGTTCTGTTTTGGGTAGTTGGTCCATCGGCCCAAAGAAATGAATAACTACCTGATCCACCCGATACCGTCACGGTTATTGTTCCATCATTGGCACCAATGGCCGTACAATTTGTGTGTACCTCGCTAGCAACCAACGGAAAAATATCTGTCTCAATTCTAAAGTAATCAAAAAATTGTGTTGTGCATGGTACGTTATCCCTGCGAATTATAGCAGTATCCAAAAAACTTCCTAGTTCGCTATTATACCATGTTTGGGTCGCCCCTGCTTGTTTAAAATTAATTTCGTCAATAGAAACACTTAAAGGATTAGAAACTGTTCCTAGGCTTGTAGAAATTTCAATACGGTCTAACCAAACAGTGATAAAATAATCAAAATCATTGCGATCTAAACATGGTATAGGTAAAGGTGGAACAAACATATCCGATAAACGTATTATACCCCTTTCGTCTTCTTTGTATTCAAACCTATAGTGACCACTTGATGGATTAAGTAATTCTAAATAAGGGTATAAATTATTTGTAGGGTCTAAACCCATTGTTGTAAAAGCAGGAATCGACTCACCTATTTTATAAAATCTACCTTGTAGATTTGAACCATAATTTTGAAAGGCTACAAATACTAGTTTATTGAATGATGCAATAGAGTTAACTCTAACTGCTACCCTATAACAAAGTCGTGCCATAATTTTTAAATTTTTCTAAACACTTTGCGCAATTTAAAAACACCTTTATTTTCCGCTTCAGTATGTTCGATTCCCTCTTCACTAATAAACCCCTCAAATTGATTACCGTCTTTATCTTGAAATTTTATAGCGCCAAATTTATTTAACTCTAGTACTTTAGTTTGTTGCGCTGTTAATTGATTCTCGAATTCAAAAATTTCATTATCGTATATTGCCTCAATTTGTGAAAAATCATAATTACCATTTTCAGCTACAGGAGTTAATTCTCCGAATTTTTTAGTGACCATTTCGTAATTAACCTCGCCCGATGAAAATTTAACTAACTTCGATTTACTACGGGCCAACGACGATGCGATGATTTTTTGCCAATTTTTAAAAATTCGGGCGGGACTTAAATCATAATTATACCCCGTGTTTGCATCAAAAACGTTTTCGACCGTTTCATAATCTTCTAAAATTTTAGGCTTATAATTTAACCCATCCCTAACCATTACAACCACAAATAATTCATCATCCTGGTTACTGTCTACTGTTTTACCTGTAAATCTTCTTTGCGCTTCAATCTGATAACCGCCTACTTTAATAGGAGTAGTTATCTTCAAAATATTTTTTGTATTGACAATAGGTATAGAAAATTTTCTAATAGTATTGAACTCGTCAATGGCATTAGTTTGCCCCAAATCTAGTTTACCTGAATACCCGATTTCCACGGAATTAAAAAATTTTTTACTATCTGCCCTGCGTTTTATGTTGTAGACCTTGCCTAAATCTAATGCAACCAGATTTTTATTGTAAAAAAATTCGCGCTTTTCTATTACAAAAATTTGCTTATTATTTTCTACTACAAACCCAAAACCAACACAAAAAACTACGTTGCAAAATTTTATTAATTCATCCAAGTTTGCAAAACACTTTTTGTCGTTGCGGCCTCTTAACCAATGTCCGTTATTTAATGTTAACAATGCACCTTCACCATCAACGGGGTAACCTAGTTCTGTTCTACCTAATAAGGTACTTCTAAAATTGCCCACGGTATTGGTATAGTATTGTATACATTTGTCCATTGCATCATATAAAAAAATATTTTTTACTTGCGTCGGCGTAAAAGAAGTTTTATTGGCAAATTTGAAACTAGTTTGATCTTTATCTACTTCTATTTTTACGTCATAAGTTACAGTACTGTTTTGCGTTTCTGGTTGTTCATAATTTCCGTAAACTCGATAAGTTAAATACACAAAATATTTGTCACCTATGGTTACCGTTTGGTTATTAAGTGTCAAAATTTTAGTTTCAAAATTTCCTACCCGTTCATTGCCACCACACCCAGGTGTACCCCAATTAGTTCCAACCTGATAAAGATTTATGATATTATCGTTAATGTCTCTTTTTTCAACCCATGCAAAAACTTCTACATTGCCTACAGTTCCCTCCCCGCATATATCTGTATCTCCACCACTTTGACCACCTGTCACACTAGGTTTTGCCCTTATTTTAAATTCTATTTCATCAATAACACCTGCTTCTGTTGCGCGATAAATTTCAAAACGGCCGTCATGATTAGAATCTAAGTTTGTGAAGTAACTTGCGTAAGTACCAGGGTTCACAGTATCGATATTAGCATGCGGGTTTAATTCTACTGCGCCATAATTACTAGTAAAAGTTTGTTCGGCTTCATTAACTTTTTCGTTGCTCAGGTCCAACATTAAAATCATTATAGTATTGCGTTCTACAGTAGGACTGCCAGGGCTCGGATTAAAGGGTATATTTAGAGAAGCTACACTTAACTGTTGAAATTCATTGTTATTTATTGGTGAGGCATTGTAACCCTTTAAAATTGCTTTGCTATGGAACTGACTAAAATTTATATTTTGGGTTGACAACACAGTTCCATTTTCACTTATCTGTGTCTCTAAGTCTACGTCAGTTTCAATAAGATTTGTTACCCTACGCTCAACTCCTAACTGTTCTAAATTAACAATGCAAGTAATTTCATCTAATTCGAATCGATTAAAATTTACTTGAGCAGCCGTATATAATTCCCACTTTCTTAAATTTGCATTTCTATTATAGATGTTTGCAAAACAAATACAGTCAACACCGCCGTCTAAATCATAACAATTTTTTAAAAATTCACGGCCTTCTTTTGGGAATTCTAAATCAAATACTACAATGAATACAACACCCTCGAATTCTTCACTCCGCTTTATTGTTTTGCTCAAGGAATTAATGTCTATGGGATCGGTAAACTCAATAACTAGCGATCCTAATTTATCATTTATCAACTGAACACGTAAAGCCATTTACTTGTAGAAATTATCTAACCAATACGTAATAGTTTGCGCCGACTTAAACGCTTTTTCAATTCCTTTGCGCGACACACTCCAATGAACTTCTTTTTTATTTTCAATTATGTATCCTAATTTTTTCAACTCCTTAATAATTTCGCGCGAATCTTGATTATCTTTCTTATCATTTTTGCGCTCGTAAAATAATTGACTACCGGCCAGTTGCTTCATGGTTTCTTCATTGCTAGTAATCTTAGTATTTTCAGGCAAATTTAACAACGACGCTGTATTAGGAGATAAAAAAGGAGCATGGCCGGGAACTTCAATTTTTTCAAAACCTTTTTCGCCCGCAATTAATAAACCTCCTTTGTGTATACCGCCTTCTGAAAAAGCAGGTATTTGTTTTGCCAAAATTGCGGCCACTTGGGCAGCTCCAAAAATCGCTATTGATGCAGCTAACGGGGGAACAGATAAAACTTTTGTAACGGAAACCGCTGTATTAATTGCAGCTTGTACCGCTCCTGTAGCTTTATCAAACATTGCTTGTCTACGCTGCAAGTCTATGCGCTTACGTTCTATATCCGCTTGTTTTCGCGCAAAGTCATTTTGAATTTTTGATTTTGCTTCCTCGTTTTCGCCGGCCATCCTAAGCTCATTATCCATTTTGGTCTGTAAAGCTTCAGATTCTAGGTCTAAATTTTGCAAACGATTATCCGTAAGAGTGTTGAATATAAGACCTACTGAGTCTGCGAAGTTTTGGTAAATATTAGTGAGTCTGCTTAATCGTTCCTCTTCACTTATTTGGGTTTCGTTATTTTTGTCTTGTGTATTCTTGAAAAGTTCATCAGCTAACTGACTTCTAAAATCAAACAGTTCCTTATCTATTGCTTTAATCTCATCTTTAGTTAATAAGTTAGATTTTAAAATTGCTTCTAACGCTTTGATATTTTCTTCGATAGTTTTTTGCGCCAATTCTTTTTCAATTTCCAAAATTTCTGCCGCCCCTTGCTCTTTAGTTTTTTTATTTTGCGCAACCTGGTTTTTTATAATGTCAATATCAAACTGCGCAACCCTTTGTAAACCTCTTATTGTATCTTCAGCTATCTTTCTATCCTCTTGCAATCTTTTTTGCCTAGCTTGTTCATTTATATCTTGCCTATCCTTAGTACCTTGTAAGGTTGCAAAAGTTATTTTTTGTTCCTGTTGTTCCTTTAGTAGTACTACTTCACTACCTTTTGCTTTACTCACGGCGTTTTCAAATTCTAAATTTGCCAATTCAATGCGTGCTTTTGCGGCAGTTTCAGCGGCCAAAATTCTTTCGGCTTCACTTTTTTCCTGATTCTGTAGAATGAGCTGATTAGCGTTTATAGTATTGTTAATTCTAAATTGGTTCAACTGAAAAAAAGCACCTTTTTCGCGCAATGCCTCAGCAATCCTTTGCTTCTCATTTTCTTCCCGCCTTTTTTTTTCTTCCTTTTGTAATTCTTCTTGAACTTTTAAAGCTTCTTGTCCCTCCTTAATTCCAATTATTTTTATTTGTTTGTTGGCTTCCTTAATAGTATCCATAATGGCATCCCAACGTTTTCTCTGTTCTTCTTTCATTTCACTAGAACTTTCGGCAGATAATTTTAAAAATTCACTATTCCCTATATGTGCCTGATCTAATATTGCCCTCCATTTTTCTTTTTCTAAATCTAAAGTTTTTTTATTGGCCGCATTGGCGAACTCTATTTCATCATCGTATCTTTTTTGTATTGCATTTATTTCTTTTTCCGCCCCTGCTATTATTGCATCACTTTTTTCATCAGCCGCAAAAGTTGTGAGATTTAAAAAATCTAAAAAATCTTTGCCCGCTTGAACAACGCCATCTATAATACCTCCTAAAAAATCAAATGCATCGGATAGCGGTTTAATTTTATCTTTTAATTGTACAATAGCCACGGCAATACCTATAATAACAGCGGCCAATAATATCAACGGATTAGTTAACAATGCGCGCCCTACTGTTAAAGCAGTTTTTCCGAAATCTGTTACCCCTCCTATTGCTTCTTTGAAAGTAATACCCCGGGATATTGCGGCAAATTGTTTCGCAGCAGCGGCCGCCCCTTTGAAATCTAAATTTTTTAATTTACTGCCTACCAAACCTAGGCTAGTTCCAAAATTTTCAAACGGCGATCCCGAAACAGCGTTAGCCGCTTGTTGCATATCCTGTAATTCATCTTTTAATTGCCCTGTTTTTTCAGCGGCCTTTACGAATTCTTTGGAAGATGTTCCTAACGTTGCTGCAATACCGATCATTTCGCCCTGACTTGCTCTAATTTCATCTTTTAATTTTCGCATTGCACCTTCGTAATTTCCTACGTTGTCAGTATGTTTACCAATTGTTGCGCTTAATTCCTTTACCTGTTGGTCTTGTTTTTGAATGATAGATAATAATGCTTGCCCCTCCTTACTAGTGCGTTCTGATTCACTACGCATGGAAGAAAATGCAGCCCTGTTTTTATCCAAGGCGGCCCGTAATTCTGTCAAGGAAGATGTTTGTTTGTCTATAGTTTTTGCATCTTTTTCGCCCAAAACAGATTTTTCTTTTAGTTCTTTTTTAACCGCAATTAATCTAGCCTGCTGTTCCCGATATTCATCAGAATTTTTAGCCATCGCAATGGCTAGTTGATTTTGAACTTTGGTAAGTTCCTTTTGCTCTATAGCTAGTTTACTTGTTGCGTCTGACAATGTTGAGGTAGATGTAGCCCCGGAAATATCTTTGCCAATTTTTTCAAAAACAGTTATCAATTGTTTAGCCGTGTTGACCGCTACTTCTAAATTTTTGGCAAGTACCAATGGAGCCATTAACAACTCGTCACTAAACAAATCATCTTTTTCTATTTCGGCCATCGCGCAAAATTTTTTAAGTATATTATTTTTGCATTGAAGAAAATGCAGCCCTTTTTTTGTCTAAAACCGCACATAATTCCGTCATTCCCCTTTGTTAATCAATACAGTTTTTTCTCTTAACTCTTTTTTTACCTCCCCTAATTTTAACTCCTGTTCACTGTGTTTAGCATTACTTTTGGTTATTGTAATAGCTACTCGATCATGAACTTTAGTAAGTTCTTTTTGTGCCATCCTCAAATTAATTGTAGTCTTAAGCAAAATTTTTAAATTATTTAACCGCTATCTTTGCCTAGAAGTAATTGGTGTAACCGTTTTTAATTGAGCCCGCTTGACAATTATCTTTTTGTACTCGTTATATCTTGCTAAAGTAATATCTTCGTGTACCTCAAAGCCTAGTTCAGCGCTGATGCCAGCTATTAACTGCTCTAAACTTGGAGGTTTTAAATGTGATTTGTTTTTTTCGCCCTCACTCATAAGTTCCTTTTGCTTCATTACCATTTTAGTTATTAAATTTTCGCATTTTCTCAGCGCTGCATGCAACGAAACAACATAACTACGTTCATTTTTTAGATCTAACTTATAACCTTTTGATTGTAATACAGCTACATAGTTATCATCTATGGTAGTTAAAAGATACATTATTATAGTTTTTACATATAAATGCTCCTGGTAATATCTAGCGTAAGCACTATGTTTTGCAAAAATATTTGAGTAACCATAATTATTATTAACTTCCCCTGCTCTTTTTAAAATTTCCTCCCAAACAATAAAACATTCGTTGAATGTAGCTTTGCCCTTCATACACAACAGTAAAAAATCTCCTGAATTAATAATCTGTAGATATAGCGCCAATTTTATATTATCGTATACCCAAAAGGTTTTTGTAGTACTTTTCAAGCCTAGATAGGAGGTGTATTTTTCTATACTCTTCCAAATTTTCCTTAGTAAGCCCAAAAATTTCGCTACCATATTGAAAATTTAACACATCACTTTTTGAATCTGTGGAAGTTATTTTTATAGGAAATTTTTCGGCAATTAATGTAAAACCCCTATAAAAATCACCTTCATCAAATAACCGAATCGGACCTTCAGGTTTATTAAACACTGCTACAGACACCACAGAATAGTGAGGCATTTCTTTCGAGTCGGAACGAACACCACTAAACAATTGATCTGTATTCATGTTAGTGATAACTTGTTCATCCTGCTTAACTAACTCTAAAATATCTTTTTCTTGTTTTTCTATTGTTACTTTTTGCAACCTTTCTAGCAATTCAGATATTTTTCCCATATTTACTAAGAACTTTATATAGTTCTTTTATTTGTTGTTCTTGCTTTTGAAGAATAAATAGTAGCAAACGTCCTTTTATACTATCCCTTACTGATTCTGACATAGTATAAAATTCATTTTTATTTTTAGTTATCTCCGTGTATAACTCTAACAACGTAGTTACTTTTCCCATGCGTTTTAAAATTTAAAAAATTCCCGGGAAAATTTTTCGCCGGGAAAATTTATTTTTGCAAACTACGGTATTGTAATAGCCAACGGTGTTGGCACTTCATAAGCTTTAATAGTCAAATCAGCGGCAGGTGCTAATTTTAAAGTACCAGTTTCAAACGTTAACCCTGTTAAGGTGTAATTACCGGGTAGGTTAGGATTTTCTAACACCGTTGCAATAGTTTGAGCCGCCCCGTCAACATCTAACAATCTAAAATCTGCTAATACTAAACCGATCAACGGTGTTCCGTCACAACTTACTTTTACGTCTACTATAATAGTAGTAGCTGTAGCTGTTCCTACTAATGTTAACATAACGTCTACTATAGATTGCAAAGTATCTACAAAAGCGCCTGCGGAAACCATAGTACCGTATTGATCTAACTCTTTATTATTTTTCAATACTACAAATACAGGCGTTTTAGTTGATACGGTCCCATCACTAAGCAGTAACTTTTCGGTATTTATCAGTGCTGCTGTAAATCCCATCATATCGCCCGTAGTGGTTTCAGTACCTATGATTTGCCCTTCAGTATCGATATAGAAAACCCTACCTTTACCGTTATGGCTATACATGGCTTTATGCAAACACAAATTTTCACTTATAAAAAATCGGTGCGCATACTTGCCATCCCTAACCTTTAACATAGATAGCGGAGTATCCTCATAAATTGCCTCTTCACTTGCATTTTCAAACCCAACAAACGGGGGCCACAAATAAATTCTTGCGTCGCCCTCAGCTAAAAGCGCATCCTGCCATGCAGTAGCGTCTTCTAAATCTTCCTTAGGCATCACGAAATTATTTGAGGTTGTTATCATCCCACGGATTAACGCCGGTAATTTATTACACTTCGATAATCCTAAATTTTTTTTCTGAACTAAACAATCTGCCATAAAATTATTTTAACAGTTTTTTGTTTTGCGTGTTAATTCTAAATCCAATATTTCAATAGCATCTAACGGGTCGTTAAAAATGTGCTTTGTGTTTCTCTCTAGTTCGCTGATACCATAAAACGGTCTATCTATTTTAGTGTGCCTTGGGTAACGAAATCCACTATTCCACATGAACAACTTACTACCTATCAAACTTTGCAAAAATTTTTCGTACAACGGTTGTAAAGTAGGTTTGAAGATAAACTCATAACGCTGCTCAGTGTTGTAATTCATTTTTGTGAACGCCAAAATTGCAATGTTTAATTTGTAGTGTGTCATATCCGCTTCAACAAGCTCACTAATATCTAACCGCAACGCTACCAAAGGATATTTTTTAAACTTTTCATCTTTGTCTTTGTCCTTTTGTAACAAGCGGTTAGAAATTTCTAGCCTATGACCATACATATAATAAGGTGTTTCACTAGGTACTACGCGCATTAGTTCAACTACCCTACCGATATCGTCGACGATAAATTGACTCATAAGCCGAAAATATTTCGCGTTCCCGGAAATTTGAACCGATCTGATAAGTAAGCTTGAAAAGTTGAATATTCATCTATGGGATAAACAGTAGCATAAACCTCCCCTGAATTTTGGAGAAACCCATACAAACTATTTTCTAACTGTAGATAATTTCCAACGTAGTTTATAAATTCCCGCCATGCTCGGTCTAACTTGTAAACAGGTGAATTAACTATAGAATTTTCAGTATTAGCAACAACAACTCCGACACCTGTAGTATGGTCTACCCCGTACTCTAACCATTTGAAATAAATATACGGGGTTAACATTGTTTCCATACCAACCCAAGCATAAGATTTACTAAAATTAAAGTAATCCGCACCGTCTCTTAAATCTAGCCAACGCTGTTCAATCACTACATCTAACAACCCGTCTACGAATTCCCTATACAAAGAAATTCCTAACAAATTAATTAGCAGCAATTTTTCTTCGCGTTCAACGAAATCTAAAAAAGTAGCATTGCCTTCTAAGTTTGGCAAATCATAAGGAGGTGTATTGAAGTTGTCAATATCAACAAACATAAAGCAAAATTTTTAGACTACAGGTTTTTCGAGCGCTGCCAACGCTGCTGCTAAATCTGATACTTTTCTAAAAGCGTCAGCGTCTACATTTTTAATCAATAGCATTAAACGTTGTTCCGCTAAAATTGTCATTTGATTTTTTATGAATTGGTCGTTAATCCAACCCATTTCAATAACAAATCCTTCTAGGTCGTAAATAGTGCCGAATCTAAAATCGCCAACAACTAAAGTATTTGGCGCAACCTGACTAGATTCTACTATCTGCATACCAGATAAATTACCATTGGCGATAAACGGATTTGTAAGATAGATACCGTCAATCGTTTTTGACAATTTTAAACGTAGCGCATCCATAGGATTAACTAGTACTGTATTTGCGACATATTTTCCATTTTTACCATTGGAAATATCTGCGGCTAAAATCATAACAAGGTCTGCAATATTGGCCTGTTCGACTGAATCATCAAAAGTAGTACCTGCATATAGTATTGCACTAGTGTACACTCCTTTAAGTTCGGGTGTAATTCCAGTACCATTGTACAACTGTTGATCTACTTTTAACGCAATATTAAAATTTAACAACGCTTCAATTTCACTTTTGACAAACGCCAAATCATTCCAGGCTTCTTTTGTAACGGGTATACTATCCGCAATTTTTTGAATTGGCGAAAGTGATTCAATCCAGGTTATAGCACTTTCAGGTTTTTGGGCACCTTCAGCAACGGGTGCCGCACCCCTAGTTATTGCGGATTGATCTAAGTACCGAATAACACCGCCGGAATTTTCGCCTACATCAACATGCCGAAACAACGTCGATATTACCGAAGTGACTACGGCAATCTGGCCAACACCCGGAACACGGAAAGCATTTGTACCAGCGGTCACATTAGCACGCGAAACTAAAGTTTTTTCTATGGTTTCTTTGCTAAGTGTTATTTTAACATTATCACGCCCTGATTTACTAGCTTGAGATAATCCGCGGATTTTTTCAGAATTTTCCTGCAATATTTCGTCTAATGTTTTTGTAGTGTCTTTGCTTTTACCCGCCTCAAAAAATTTCCGAATTTCTTCCCCTTGTGTTTCTAATGCTTTAGTAAGTTGATCAATCTTCTTACTATTTTCCCCTAGCACTTCCATGCGCTTATTAAATTCTTCTATGGTTACTAGTCCCTTTGTGACCGATTCCATTTCTAATTTTATAGCAGCCCGGTTTTTATCGGCCAAGCCTTCAATCAATTTTTGAATTTCTTTTTCTTCCATAATTTTTAAATTTTGTAGTACGTTAAAATTTTTTCAACGTCAAATATTTTTTTGGGAATATCTTTCAATGGTTCACCCGTTTGAATATCTTTCAATGGTTCAAACTTATTATATAATACAGGGGTTAACTCATTTGATCCTAACAACACTGCACTAATTTCTATCAATGCAGCTTCTTTGACCGCAAAGAAAAACCCCTGTTGCTCTGCTTTATCTTTATTACCTATCCTATCAAAATAGGTATTCCAGGTATTAAACTCGCCTTTGTAATCATCGTCATTCAATGCTAAGTTTATTTTAATGTATCTCATCCCTACAGAATGTTGATCTATTTCATTGCTTAAATACGCGTCGTAAACTTTTTCATTGTAAGATTTTTTAATATCGGATTCAACCATTAATATAGTAGTCTCCCCTTTTAAGTCAACCCCTAAATTTTTCCACCCCATACTTTTTTCAGCAATGCTTGTAATTTTCCCAACCTTTGCGGCAAGCTCAAATTTGTGGTCGTGTAAGTGCGGTATCCTGGTAGCACGCTCTTTAATTGATTTGGTGAATATATTGTCTACATGAACATCGTTATGACTATCTAACCAGTTATAAGTATTAGCCACAATCGTACGTTTCAGTATTCCTTTTTCCGTATCGTTTGAAAACAAAAAATCTTTTTGTGCATTGTCATTTGAGTAAGGACTATATATAAAACTATCTGTAATTTTCATTACCGATTTTTTCATATCTAGTATTTCCTGTTTATTACTGAAAAGGTACTGCAAAAATTCTTTTTGATTTTTACAATTGTGGTTGCCCAAATCAAGTTTCATTTTTTTATTATTTGTTGTTCCTCAAGCTTTTTCTGTTTCTCCTGTTGTAACTTCTTAGCCTTTTCTACAAGCTTCTTTTTCTTTTCTTGCCTAGTAGTCATATTATTTACGTTTAGTCGGTTTACCAGATACACCTTTTTTTCGCGACACAATTTTTTGAATCTTATCACTCCGCCGTTTTTGTAGGGCTTTACGTTTTGTATCCATTTTCTTTTGTAGCTTAGACTCCAGATTCGGTACTTCATTTACTAGCTGATCAATTGTTTTTTTGGGAGTAACTTCTTTTTGTTCTTGTTCCTCCTGTTCTGGTTTTGAAATTTTTTTTACCATATAATTTTTTAGTTAGGTTTTATTACCTATTCCAAATCTTGTTAACTCAATTTTATATTCATCAACAGTAATAACACTATCTAATAACATCTTACTTAATGCGTTTACCATAACCGAAACAGTCTCAGCCCTAAGTTTCAAATCTTCTTGAAAAATTGGCAAGTGTGTGTAGTCTGCTACTATTTTACGCCTAGGGTTGTCAGGAAAAATTGCGTTATTCAATGCTCCGCAAAATTCATTTGCGTAAGGGATGATATTATTCTGGTAGAAATTCTTTTCTGCCTGCCGCCGATTTTCAAACGTTGCACCTTTTTGGCGCACAAAAAGTTCCCCGGGCACATTATAAGCGT